CGTTTTCCAGCTTTATCTTCACCTCTAGATTTAGATTTTAACCATAGAACTCCTACTCTATCTACTTTTTTACCGTAACACTCTTCATAACATTGAGCATATAGTGCTCCTTGTAAATCATATGTTGTCTGTAAGTGGTTAGATGTTTTGAAATCTATGATCCAACGTTCAGTTTTTCCGTTAAATTCCAATTCACATACTAAATCACACGTTCCTGCAACTTGTAGTTCATCCGAAAATAGGTGTACTTCTGCTTCTATTAATACAGGATTGTATGTTTCCCAAAAATCAACGAATCTAAGGAACATTTGCCAAACGTGTGCCGGCATTTTTGGATTACCATCAGGGTATAGAAATGTAACTTCTTTCCCATTTAACCAATCCTCAATCATTTCGTGTACTTGTGTACCTTCTGCAGCTGCTTTTTTAACAATATGTTCAGATGCATGTCCTACTTTTTTAAGCCAATCTTCAAAATATTTACCTTTTGGGTAAGTACTTAAAACGTGTGTAATAGAAGGATAATATTTACCATTTCGTCTATAATACCTTGAATCGGGCATTGTAACTTGTTGGTAATCATCTGAAATTTCTAATAATCTTTTATAAGATTTTTTTATCATAATGCTAATTTCTGTTCCATTAAATCGTAGTAGGTTAATGGGATAGTTTTTTGTATAAGTTTAGTGAAATTTTCGAAACCCATTTCACTCGGGTCCTTATCTTGCATATCCACAAGATAGACTTCTTTACCTTCTGCCATTAACTTCTCGCAGAATTTTAAAGCTTGTTTGATTGCATCCCTATCTAATGCAATATATATTTTATTTACAGCAGAAATAACTATTTTTTTCATTAAGCTACTCTGTATGTTTTTCCCTAATAGTGGTATTGCGTTTCTTTTTATAGCAATAGCGTCAAATAACCCTTCACATAGAATAATTGGTATATTCCAATTAATTAAATGTTCATTAGGTACTACATCTCTACTCGCTGATGGGTTTCTATACTTAACATAGGGTTCTTTTTCAAATGAACGAGCCGTAAAATAGTTTAACCTACCATCTGCATCATATGTTGGGATTATAATCATATTTTTATATAACCCCGATTTACAATAACCTATGTTGTACTTGAGAATATCGTATTTACTCACGTGTCTATTTTTTAGGTACGCGAGCGCATGTCTAGCCATTATATCGCTGTTATCAACGCTATCTAGGCCAATATATTCATCTGGTAGTACAACGGTAGATACAACTTGTGTTTCTTTAATAGATTTAGAAGTTTTTACTAAACTATTTAATTCTACAAACTTATCTGCAGCGGCTTTAACTTGTTTAAATAAATTATATATTGTAGTACCTCGAGCATCACAAGCCCAACAGTGCCATTGGTTTTTACCTTCACGATTTTCAGTTAAATTAACCTCTAATTTAGGTTTATGGTGATTACATAATGGACAATGATAAGCATAGTTGTTTCGAGCAGTTGCCTTACCCGAACCTAATACTGAATTCACTAATGTAACTAATAACTGGTTTACCATAAATGGTAATATACGACTTTATTTTCGCTCAACCACAAGATCTTCAAATGTTATATCAGCTAAATCTTTAGTGAAGAATTTACCTAAAATATTATCATTAAAAAATTCATCTGGTTTTTCTAATACTTGATACAACATTTGGTATTTAATTTCAAAATAGGTAAGTTGTTTTTTTGTTTGTACACATTTTAATATGGTACGTTCAAATTCATCTTTTTTCCCTTCTAAAAGTAATTGTTTAATATCCGATTGTGAGCCATAATATTTAAGCCAATCTGATTCTTTAACTATTAATTTATATGAAGGTCTTCTACCAACTACCCCAGTTAGGGCCGCTAGTTCTTTTTTACCCAATTTTTTCTTTTGGTTGTGAAACAGTACTTTTTTCCCAATATACGATTTACCCGTAGGTTTGTGTGTTGTCATATAGACGAAACCGAATGTGCTTTCTGGGAATTGAGTGATGTCTCCTATCTCATGTTGTTTATAGGTCCAACTCATAATTTTATGTTTTAGTTAATAATAAATATTAAATTATTTAATAATATAATATTCTTTTGGTGTTATGTGGTTATTTTCCCACACATTAAACTTAACTATTTTATTAGATTTTATAGTATTTTTATAAGCGTTTGCATTTTCCTCAATAATATCCATGTATTTTTGAGGGATGTTTTTCATTTTACTTAATTGTAACCATAAAGATTTTGATTCTTCTCTTTGCCCTATATACCAAGATGTAAATGCTTTTTGAAAAATTAACATATAATCACCTGGGTAATCTATATCATATTCTAATGAAGGGGCATTAACATATTGTAAACCTAAACAAGCGTACATATAAGAAGTTTTCCATTCTTCTCTAGAACTATGTATTTTACTTAAATGGTAATAAGCCTCTGGTCTAGTAGGTAAATAAGAGATTGCGGTTTGAAGTTGTTCTCTTTCATAATCTGGGCGTCTTTTTGTATTATGTAATTGCTTCCAAGTTTTTAAAACACAACAATAAGCCATTTCAGGATCATAAGTGTGTAGCAATTCAGCTGCTCTTAAAAAATAAGATAAAGCAGCCGCTCCTTGTCCAATTTTTTCATATTCTTCTCCTAGCTCAGCGTTAATATAAGGATCATGGGGGTTATTAATATACTTATGTAAATATTCTTTTAGTCTATCCATTTATCATGTAGTCTTTAGCAAATAAAGAATCTTTATCTGTGTCCGTAATAATATTTTTATTAAATTTACTAAGGTATTTTTTATTAATCCACCAGTCTTCATAAGGACTATTCTTGTCTGGTGAGATATTAGATGCTATTATCGTGTATCCTTTACTTAATAAAAGATCTCTAGATTTTGTTCTCCATTCTTCATTTTCATCTATATAAAAATCATGTTCATATGTAATTACACCAAATTCTAAATCATCAAATGGGATTTTTTCTAAAACTTTAAACGTATTACTTGCAGGGTCTATATCTAATTGTAAATAATCTATATATTTAGGTAAATCATTATCCTTACATAGTTTAACATAGTCAACTTTAATAGCATCTTCAAGTAAACAAATATCATTTGGTCTTTGTTCTTTCCAACTCTTTACTAGTTTTGGTTGGAAGTCAAGTGATATTCCTCTCCATCCTAATTTAGACAAAAGTGCGGTATTGTTACCATAGAATGGATGCCCCGCTCCTATTTCAAGGTAAGTACCATTTGTTTTACCATTTAAACATGATAGAGTAAATAAATCTTGATAACATTGAGAATAATTTTTTTCAATCTTTTTTAACCCAGGAAATTTAAATTTAAAATTTTTATATTCTTCTTTAGTATAGGTTAAGGGTTCATGCCAAGTTACTTTTTTAGGTTTAGGGTTAAGGGGATAATCATCTTCCCACTCCATTTTATCTAATAGGGTAATGGGCATTTTTAAAATATAAGCCGCATTATCTTGATATCCAAAAGATATTATTAAATCATCTCCTTTAACTAGTAAACCACAACAAAATTCGATTTGAGTATCCATAAAGCTAAATGCTTTTGACAGTGAAACTAAATTCCAATCCTTATCCCATATCATAAATCTATGATAATAAAATGCGTCTTTTTTCATACCATGGTGGTGGAAAAAATCTACCTCATGTGTTATACACATTCTATAATCACCAAATTTAACCACAGGTGAACTCCCCCTTATTCCTCTAGGTAATTCAAGTTTGTCATTTTTAGTAATTACTGTCTTACTACTAATTATATCTAATGTTCCTTCTTCTACCTTTTCTGTAGATTTATCTTTTATGTCTATTTTTACAATTTCAAGTGGGTTAGCCCATTTAATAAAATGATAAGGCATATCAAAGATAGGCATCCAATTTTTTTCTAAATAAGTATGGGGGTCTACCTCTATTCTATCTCTGGATTTTTCAATACATTTTTCTTTATCCCATTCTACCTCACATAATTCCATTCGACCCTCACCATCATCCTTAACATCTCTTCTAACACCACAAACATAAAGTTTTTCATCCCATTTAAATACTCTAGCATCTTCTAAACCAATAAAAGTCCATACGGGTTTTATATCCCTTTCTGATGTATCTATTTTTTGATAAGTATCTACCTCTAAAGTATCAGGGTGTATTTTACATAAATAATTACCTGTTCTTAAATTAACATCATCTTCAGGATTTAAGTAAGCTAATACCCCCCATTTACAGTTAAATTTTTGGTTAAATTCACTATGATATAAAGAATAATGGACATGGCGTATATTTGCTATAATGTTTCCTTTATCCTCAAATAAAGCAACATTACACAATCCTGTACCATGTGTTAATTCTGAGGGTAATATTAATGGGGATATTGTTCCACCATTATTTATAACAATTTTTGATAAATTTTTTATCATTCAATAACAATTTTTACTTATTGGTTGTTTATAGAAGAAATTATTTTTTGAGTATCAAATATTTCACTTAAGTCATTATATGGGATACTATGTATTTCTTCTGTTAGAGCAAAAGGATTATAAGCTGCATTATCTAAAATTGGTTCCTTTGTAAATATTTCCGATTTTATATTATCATGTAATTTATACCCGAATATTTCAGGTTTTGTTGTTATCCAACAAACTGTTGATTTAAGATTTAAAGCTGCGGATAAATGTTGAGTAAAAGAATCTATTAATAATCTTTTTTTAGAAATTTGAAGTAAAATAGCTATACTTCTATGGTTATCTAAAGCATGTAATGTATTTGGATAAATTTTTTGGTTTTCTCTCTTTATATGTACTATAGTATAATCCTTTTTAAAATAGTTGATAATATCTAAAACATTAGATTCTGGGATATCTCGTGTCCATGAATAATTATAGGATTGTTCTACTGGTCCCCCATTTGTTTGAATTGCTAAGATAGGTTTTTCAGTTTTGTAGAAAGGGGTGAAATAGTCTATTTCGGGTTTTGTTAAAAATAGTTCTGGTTGTTCATTGTTGTAGGTTAAATCAAAAATTTTACACCATGTTTTAAGTAAGGGTATTGGTGACTCAAGTATAAAATCACTATCTCTATAAGGTTCACTTACAAATACTTTACATTCTTTCCCTTTAATATATTCAAGGTATAAACCTTGTAAGTTATCTACGTTTTTAACTTTATCTACTTGGGGATTGTTTAGAAACACATCAGGGTAGGCCGTTACTACTATTAAAGTAGAATCCTTGTAATGGTTTTTAATAACTTTGACCATGGCCGTAGCCATTATTGATTTCCCTAGGCCACCTTCTATTTGAAATATAATATTCATTTATAACTTTTTAATTTATAACCAATATACAAAAACTAATTAGTAATTCCTACTAATTTATGATTCTTGTTCAAAAACCATTTCCCATGGTAAACCCTCAGAAATAGATGGTTCTGTATCTAGTGCCTCTATTTCGTTTATATCTTCTGTATTTAAGTTTTCATAAAAAGATTTATCTACATTTGAAGTTACCCAACCTTGAACAATTTCTTCTGTAATATTTTCAAAAGGGATAAAACCTTCATCTGATGGACTACCTGTTAGAGTAAGCTCCCCTACTTTTTTTGCTAAATACTCTCCTTTATTAGATAAACATCTCCAATAAATAAGGGTAATAACGTCATTACTATCTAATCTTTCTATATTTGATATTTCCCAATTGTGTATAATCATATTTTTTAATTTTATCTTATTATAAATTTTTCTTTAATAGGTACATATAATACCCCTCCGGTATTTATGTTAGGTAGTAATCTACTTTCCAATAATTCATAAGTTTATTTTATTAATTAAAAGCAAATATATTGATTTGTTACAACTCCTAAAGAGTTAGTTAGAATATAACCAAAATTTACCCTAGAATATCCTATTCCAAAAGCAGTTCCTCCTGAGTTTGTATAAACAGTGTCACCAACTTCTGGCCATGTATTAGAACCATTATGATAAAATGCTACAGTTTGGGGTTGATTACAGACTAATTTATTTCCAGCTTGAAAAGCAGATGCTACATAAAAAGTTAAGTTAGAATACCCATAAAAATCACTATAGGCATCGGGTGCAGAAAAACTTGCAGAATCTGCCATTCCACCTAGTGATATATTAGTTGATGCTGTTCCTAATTCTGCTGAAATTTGACTCCCACTTATGGGTCCTGATGATGGTAATGCCATAATTATTTACATTTACATTTACATTGATTAGATTCTAAAACTTCTACTTTAAGAGTTAATGTTTTAACTGCTTCAATTAATAATGGAACAATTTTTTCATAATTAACCGCTTTATATCCGCTTTCTCTTGTTGTAACAGCTTCTGGTAGTATTGCTTCTATTTCTTGGGCTATTACACCTACATCATGTCCTTTATTACCATGAATTGTTTTTATTTCTTCTGGTAATAATTCTTTCCAATCAAATGTGTTACCTGTTACTCCAATTACTTTACATAAAGCATTTTCTATAGGTTTAATATTACATTTTAATCTTCTATCAGAGGTAGCAAACGCTACAACATCATTTGTTGCATCAATTCTACCTGTAGTTGTATTTAATGTAGTAGTACCACCAACTTGTAAATGGCATGATACTGTTAAATTAGTAGCATATGCTGTATTACTTGTTGTTGTGGTTAAGTTATATCCATTTAAAATTGAACTATAAGTGTGGCATACCTTCTGGGAACAACCTCCTAAAATAGCACCACAACCTCCAGTTGAATATACGACATTACAATAACCACCAAGAACAGAGGCTTTTGCAGCATCTACACCGTTACTTGCACCCCCTCCTATAAAGGCACAACTAGCGTTGGAAATAGTATTATTATAACCCCCTCCTATGAATGATGCATACCCCGCTGCATCATTAGAGTAACCACCACCTACAAAAGCATACGAGTTTCGAGCGCAATTATATCCCCCACCTACAACCGTGGTACATAAGGATATAGCCATATTTCCGGTACCACCACCTATAAAGGACTTGGTAGCTGTTATACAGTTATTATAACCCGAAACAATTCCACTACAACCACCAACTACTTTGTTGGTAGATCCTGCTCCAATAAAGTTATTCCCAGCACCTGTTATTGTATCATCAATTAAGTTTGAAGTCCCTGCAACTATGGCATTTGCTGAGTTTGCAGATGTTTGGATAGAATTACTTACACCAGCCCCAATAAAACTTTTGTTCCCTGATCCTGATATATTATTCCCTGAACCAGCTCCTATAAAACTACAAGACTGAGAACCTGTATTTTGTGCACCACCTGCTAATGATGTATTATTTCCTAATGGTTCTTTATGACTGTTTCCAAATTGTAAATTACCACCTTGTACTGTACTTAAAGCTAAATCTTCACCATTTATGAATATATGGTTACCCCCATATGAACCATACACATTAGGTTCACCAGCAGCAAAGGTACCAGCTTCATCAGAAATAATATAGGAAAATTCATCATTACCATAAGATAGAACTAACTTATCATTTTCAGCAATTTTAGCACCCCCATTTACTGTAAGGTTCGAACCATCAAATGTT